TCCCTTCAAGTATAACCGTCAGAACGCAATGGTCTATGAGGGCAAAGACCCCGAAACAGGCGAGACATGGGTCAATACACTAAGAGTAGGAACGGCTAAGAGCACCTCATTTGGCCGCGGTGATGACATAACATTTCTTCATTTAACAGAAGTAGCGTTTTGTGACGACGTACCAACAATGCTTTCAGGCGTAGGCGAGGCTTGCTTGCCAAGCGCCCACAAAATAATGGAAACTACCGCTAACGGGTTCAACAGTTATAAAACCTTCTACGATGATGCGAAGCTGAACCAGAACGACTACGCAGCCTTATTCTATTCACCGTTATGGGAATACAGCCAGGAGTTTGTAGACGAAAAGCGACGAAACCTGAAGCGCCTTGGTGTGCAGGAATACCCAATGACAGATATTGAAGCCTTCATCACCTCTGGTGACACCTACTTCGACCAGGATGCAATGCGCTACTACCTAGAGTCAGTTAAGAACGTAAAGGAGCTTGTACCATGAACGGCTATAACTTTGGTCATGATTTACGAACAAAACTAGCTGAAGCAGCCGTTAAGTACTTAGAAGACGACAGTTATAGGGCACCTTTAAACGAGTTCATCATGTCTATACAGCAACCATATATTGAGATCATTGCTGACCTCACAAACCAACTAAGAAGAGCTACAGATTTCAAAGAATCAGAGGCTAAGATAGCAAAGCGAGATAGCCATGTCTAACCCACTCGAACAATGGGCTAATAAGCATCAGGGTAACTTCATGTACAAGTGGAGTCAGTATTTCGATGTCTACCACAAACACTTCGAACGCTATCGTGGAACCAATGTACGAATACTAGAGATAGGTATCTACGGTGGTGGGTCACTACAAATGTGGAAGTGGTACTTTGGGAAGTACGCTCAGATTACAGGCATGGATATAGACCCATTTTGCAAGAAGTACAAAGAACACCAGATTAAGATAATCATCGGTGACCAGAAGGATGAGAAGCTGCTGAAATCACTCGATGAGTTCGACATCATCATAGACGACGGCGGTCATACCATGAGCCAACAGATTACCTCATTCATGCACCTATACCCCACAGTAGCCAAGAACGGTTTGTATCTCATAGAAGACACGCATACCAGCTACATACCAAGCTACATAGACCACAACGTAACGTTTGTTGACTACTGTAAGAAGCTCGTAGATGTCATGCACGCACACTACGCAGGCGGTAAGTTCAACGACTTCTCCAAGATGACTCAGAGCATATCCTTCTACGATTCCATGATTGTGTTTGAAAAGAAAGCTCGAAAGATACCTAAGCAAACCTACTATGCCGGTAAGGAGCGCAAGTAATGTTTAGAAGATACAGGCAACCAGAACTCGGTGAGTTCTTTTGCGTCTTTGCGGACACCGCCGCCGGAGGTGGCGACTATTGCGCTGTACAGTTCTTGTCCAAGACTAAGCTAGACGTGCCTACCGTCTACCACGCCAAGACCATAGCCACAGAGATGACACCGCAGATTCATCTTGAACTAGAGAAGATTTACGACACGACCCACGTCAAACCGGTAGTTGCATTTGAACGTAATAACGGAGGTATGTATGAACTGGAACGCTTGGCGACGCTTAACAGAAACGGTAAGTACACGATATATCAGGAAAAACTCGGCGTGGGTACATCGGGAGCGACCACCAACAGTCCAAAGCTGGGCTGGACTACTAGCACAGCAACCCGTCCTACTATGCTCTCAATGCTCAAAGAAGCCATTGACTCTCGACTGCTTAAACTCTATGACCGGCCGACAATCAATGAAATGTTCTCATTTGTGGTGGTACAAACCTCGTCTTCTTGGAAAGCTCAAGCTGAAAGCGGTGCACATGACGACCTTGTAATGGCTCTCGCTGGAGCATGGCAGCTATACCAAACAGAAAACCCTGAACAGACACAGAACGCACTACTATACGCTGTAGACCCAATCATGCAAGAAAGGTGGAATGACATATGAGCAGTGAAGACGAGCTGGTCTTACAAATCAGGCAGCAACTCGCAAATCTACCTGACTTCGGCCAGCTCCAGATATTCGTAAAGAAGCACGTTGGTAGTTTTTCAAACACCGACTTCGTCAAGATGAGTAATAAGAAGTACGCCGCAACTGAACCGGAAGTAGCTAACGCAGATTGTGCGACTGACATATATTCGTTAATAAAGGGTATACAACAAGCCCAACTGACAGGTTCATTAGGGTTTAGTATCCAGTTTAAAAAGGGTCGGGCTGACCTTATGGCAGTCCAAGACTTTAAGAAAGTATAGGAGGAAACATGCAAACCATACGACCAGCAAGAGGTTATCTATTCTGCAAACCAGAAGAAGCTATAAAGAAAACAGCTAGTGGAATTCTGCTCAGTGAAAATTCAGCCGAGAAACCAAAGATTGCTGAAGTTATCAATATTGGGGCTGACGTGAAAGATGTTAAACAGAAGGACAACATTGTCTATAAGTCCTACGCCACATCGGAAGTCAAGATTGATGGTGAAGAATATTTCCTGATAGCCCAAGATGATGTCTTGGGTTTCATTGTTGACTATTAGTAAACAAGCACTACATGTGCTATAATTAGGTTAAACAGCGACGCTATCGAAGCTGATAACTCTTTTGAGGTATCACTTCGTTGGCTCGCAAATCTCAACAAGATACAAATAAGTCTAACCCTGAAACCAAGGGTGATGCTGTTATTGACACAAAAATAGATGAACTATTAAGCCAAAAACAGGCAGCCTGGGATGCTCTACGGCCTATCCAATCCACTTGGAGTGACCGGGAGCGTCTTTTAATTAACCGACCCGCCGATACATATTCACAGAAGTCTACTAGGTCACATGTTACTGACGGACACCTAGCAACCCTCGCCTTTGACCGCCAAGCACGGGTAGCTGCTCAGTTACCAACCGGTACAATCTATGCCCTGGATAGCAAGGATGAAAAGAGCGCCTTGCTCATGAACCTTGTCTTAAACAAATACATCCTGCCGAACGCAAACTCACAAATGGATGCGCTGACGAAGCTCCGGATGACAGGCGTGTACGCTTCACTTTACGGCGCCTGTCCTATTCTTTATGACTACCGGGTAGATGATGAATACATTGGCCCCGACTTTTACATCATCCCTCCTCGCAACTTCTACCCGCAACCTGGCAAGAATTCTATTCGTGACTGTGACTGGGTGATGGTATCGACTATCGTCTCATTGTCCTACCTCATGGGTATCGGCAAGAAGGAAAAGACGAGCTGGAACACTAAAGCCGTTAATGAATTAGTGTCAATGGCTAAAAGCGGTACGGTGCCTGAGCGTGATATTGATTCATCTAAGAAATCCAGTATTGAGAATAGCCGGACGTTTGGCAGACCTTACGGCGACAAAGGGCCAGCAGCTCGTATTGAACTTGTAACCAAGTATGAAAAAGGCTCCAAGGGTCGCTGGATTACCTTTGCACCTGACTTTAAAGACGTTGGTATCTTACGGTCAATCCCGAACCCCCACAAGAACGGACGCATCCCAATAGTTATGCGCCAGTGCTTCCCATTGGTTGACTCTATCTGGGGACTTGGCCACTTTGAACTCGGTATCACCCTTCAGAAAGCCAAAGACTCGCTGATTAACTTGTACCTCGACGGCGTTAAGTTAGCTATCTTTCCACCGCTTAAGATAGACCCGACTCAGACAACAATGAGCACCATTCGCATGGAAGCCGGTGCGAGGTGGTTGATGAAATCACCTGATGCTGTTTCTACCCACGACTCGCACGGTGGTGAAGCCCTCAACAACTTCCAGGGCACCTACGAGTTTATTACTTCAGCTTTGCTCAACCAGTGGGGCTCTAACTCCCAGCAGATTAGCAAGCAAATGTCTGGTAACCCCTCGCTTGGTAAAACACCCCAAGCCATCCAAGCCCAGCAGGAGCGTGAAGACGCGCTCGTTAACTGGGACAGGTTCCAGCTCGAGAAGACTATCGAAGACCTCTTAGAGGGCATGATTAACCTGCTAGCAGAGAACCAAGAGAAACCGATTAACTTCCACGTCTTTGATGCTGACGTACAACGGATTATTAACCAGTGCGGCGACTACGACGACCTAGGTCAAGCCCAAGTCCCTGACTACATGAAGGTCATGGGCAAGAGTGCCCGGTTGACAATAGCCAAGTCTCTTATTAAAGGCAACTACAAATACATCGTCGATGCTAGTTCAACCATGAAGCAGGACGAAGAAGCCCAGGCTGAGACACTGACCCAAATCCTCGGCTTCTACATCCAGAACCCACAAGCCATAGACCAGATACTCCAACAAGACGGTTACCAATTCAACTTCGGCGAAGCCTTTAAGTCTTACGTCTACAACTCAGGTGTCAACGACCCTGACTCGATAATCTCTAAGGTTGGTGGTCAGAACGGTGAAGGCGTACCCCAGATGCAGCCGGCACAAATCGACCCTACTCAGTTACAACAATTCCAAGACCCACAGATACGTCAAGTCGCGGCCCAACTATTCCAACAGCAACCACAACAGCCAATGCAGCCACAAATGCCACAGGAGGGGATGAATGGATAATAACGCACTAACCGACTTTCCAGTACTAAATCTCGAACCAATCCAACACATCGAAGACCAAGTAGTCAGTGCTGCTGAAGATTCAGACAAAGAGTTGGGCAGTTTACTAGCGCACAAAGGCTGGCAACGGATAGCCACCGAGATGAAAGCAGACATAAATAAACTCCGAAACTTGACTGGCGCAGATGTAGTTGGAAAACCATTTGAAGAAATCGGCCAGAAGTTTCTAGTTTCATCACTCACAGCCGACCACCTACAGAAGTACTTAGAAAAGATTGAGAACGCAGCTAAGGCGGTAGCAGATGCAGAACGAGCCAAGCAGCCTAAATAACGGAGACAAAGCCTATGTAGACCTTACCCAGATACCCCAAGCCACACTGCAAGGACACATGTGGCGGCAAGAGGGGACGCTACTGATATGCCAGTCCTGTTCTTTCAAACATTCAACCTTTATCCAACCCGGCTATCAACTATACGGGATAGATGACAATGGTAAGCCGCTGATACGGAAGATTACCGTTAAGAACTGAAGCGCGGGGGCCAAAAACCGCAAAATCGCCCCTGCACTTGAGCGCTTAACGCTCACGGCGACGACATGAGCCGCTAACGAGGTCTGTAAATAGGAGGAACGCATGGACGATACCGCCCCAGCACCAGTGGCAGATGCTCCCGTAACGGAAGCACCAGTGGCTGTAGAAGACAACAGCCCGCAACCTACGCCAGTTGCAGAAACAACAACTTCAGAAACGCCAGCACCAGAAGGGCAAGCTGAACAAGCTCCAGTCAATGAGCCAGCCCCCGAAGCACCACAAAGCGAGTCTGAACGCCAGCCCAGTAGAGCCGAACGGCGCATACAACAACTGACAGGACAACTTAAGGAACTGACGCAGCCGAGCCTACCCACTCCGCCGCTACCGACGTTGCCATCACCATCTCAGAAACTATCTGAGATGCTACAGGGTCAAGAATCGATTGACCCGGTAGAGCTTGACAGAATGGTCGAGCAGCGTGAACAGGCAGTACGAGGTTTGAGTTCGTTAGAAGTCCAGCAGTTACGCCAAGAGATTGTCCAGCAACGGGCAGTCGATGGAGTCGAGAAGATAGCCGCTATATTGCCGACGCAGTACGCCGAACTTAATCCCGACTCGCCGAAATACAACCCCGTTCTCGAAGAAAAGATTGAGGCGGCATTCAAGGCACAGGCTGTCGTGCGTAACCCTTACAACCCTAGTCAAACTATGGTGTTACCGGATGCCGAGAGGGTACTCGCTTCCGTCGCTAAGGATTACGTCGAAGTGGCGCGAGCCGCTGCGGAACAAGGCAAGGCCCAGACGAATGCGACGCTTGCCCAACAAGCCGACAATAGCGCTGTTACTCCGACGACTGATACGCCAACTGAGAAATCATTTGCCGATATGAGTCTATCGGAACAGGAAGCCTACTTGCGCTCCAAAGGCCACGACGTTTAATTTCTGTCTACCTTCGCCGACATAAACAACTAAACCCAAAGAGGAAATACCCAAATGGCAACTACTACTACCTCTACCCTGTCTGGTGAACTGCTTGCTTACCTTGAGAAGCGATTCCTACAGCGTTCACGCGCTGCTATCGTTTACGGTGAAGGTGCACAGAAGCAAACCCTCCCAGCAAACAGCGGTAAGAGCATAACATTCAACCGCTACAGTCCTTTGACTGTCGCTACTACTGCCTTAACAGAAGGCACCAACCCATCAACTGTACAGCCTAGCGCTGCCCAGGTGACCGCTACGCTTGCCCAGTACGGTAACGTAGCTGCTGTGACTGACCTATTGTTCGTAACTTCTATTGACCGTGAGGCCAAGGAAAAGACCGACCTAATGGCTCAGAACATGGCTGAAACGCTTGACCAGTTAATCCG